CGCAATGAACGCATCACATACAAACTGTTATCTTTTGAACCGTCATCGACAAAAACAAATTCAAATTTTTAAAGCCTATTGAAAAAGAAAAAAGAGCTTTTAATAAAAATGCTGTGCGCGAATCTACTATAAAACAATTTGGAGATACGGATATTGCGTTTGATATAGCGACATCACTTTTTGATGAAGCAACTTTTGTTGAGGAATATTCTAATATGAGTTCTTTAGACTAGTGGGAAGAAGTTCAAGAAATGGTTTTTGATTTTTGGAATATGACAAGAGCCAATAATAATAGAAATAATTTAAGTTTGTCTCCATTGGAAGAAACTTATAAAATAGCTTATCAGAGAAGTTAGCAAGAATATGAAAAACGTTTTAATACTTTAATAAAACCTCGTATTCTGAAAAAATATGGCATAAAGTTAGGGTAAAGGAGGAAAATAAATGGCACAGAATCAATTTGAAGTTGATATTAAACTTGGTTTGGATAAAAGTGTACAAGTTTTAGACAGTGAAATTGAAAAAATAGATTAGCAATTATTAAAGGCCACTGAAAAAATGAACAAGCGGTTTGAAAAAAGTATAAAGGGGAAAAATTTATCTATGTCGGAAAAATTTGCGGCAAGAGATGAATATGTTAAATCTCATACCACCGCTTCAGTACAGTAGATGCAAGAAAAAAGGGGTGCTTTATCTTCACAGAGGGATAAGGCTAAATCAATGATTGGTGACATGGGAGCAATAGCTTCTGGTAACGAATCTTTGGGAACTATCGGTTCTTATATAAGCAAACGTATAGATTTCCTTAAGTCTTTAGACACTTTAGTAAGTCAATATTCTAAATAGATAACAGAATTTTAGCCAGCAATTGTCACTGCTGAAAAGATAAAACAGAAACAAGAATCTAAAGTAGCTTCTTCGCGGAAAGCAAGTAGTAAGCCGGATTATAAAGCAATGACTATTGCTGCTAGAGGAATATCAGAAGAGCAATACAATAAAGAATAGTCAGATTTATCTCAAAAGTTGGCTACAGCTCAAGAGGGGCTAAAAGAACCGCAAGATAAAAAGTCAAAAGAGAAGGCCGCTCTTTTTAAAGATATAATGCGTCAAATAGCACAGTCTCAAAAAAAATCAAGCATGTCTGATGAAGAATATAAAAACATTCTTCCACAGATTGAGAAAGATGTGCGAAATTATGTTGAACAAACTTACGCTGGAAAAGAAAAGACTTTAGCTGGCTCGAATGGATGGCGGAAGAAAATAAAGGTCAGAGGTTTTCAAGAAGGTTTTGAAAAAAATGCTGAAGGGCAATATGTTGATGTGAAAGGGAATGTTGTAAAAGGAACAAACACTTCTGTGTTGAGAGCTTCTGCTTTCGCCCCTTTTATCACTAAAGAAGGAGAATATGTTTCTGCTTCAAATGCTGAGGGAGGATTAAAAAAATCGGTAAGGGTGTACGACCCTCGTTTGGCTAACAGTGAAAATGTGGGCGGAGTTGGAGATTTAAGAAATAAAACTTTTACTGGTTTGGAAAAAGCCTTCTTAACTTTAACAACTAAAGCTCAAGAATTGTCTGCGTCAGGATAGGCGGGCGGAGAAGAATATCAAAAAATTGAGTCTCTTATCTCTTTAATTCCGCAAGTTATTAAAGACGCTTATGCAAACACTTCTTCGAAAGATGTTAAAACTTTATTTGAAGATAGTTTAACAAATATGAAAGGTGGAGTTACCGCTTTAGATGCTGAAGAAACTTCTGTGGGTGGTTTCTTTAATAGAGATAGTGAACTTGCTTCGACTGTAAGAAATTTAGTGGGTTTACGGGGGAAAGCTTCTAAAATGCAAAGAGGAGATATTGGTGACCTCCCAGAAGCTCCGACTCCCGATAAAACAGACAGAACTGATGACAAACAAACCAGAAGAGATTAGATTTCTAATAAACAAAAGAGCGTTATTGATTAGAAGCACAAGGATGAAACTTGGGAGTCTATAAAAGGCAGTAAAGAAACCACTTATGATAAAAACGGAAATGTTTTACAGGTTGGTATTAAAGATTTCTTAAGCAGTTTGTCAGGAAGCAGTGATTAGTTAAAAGATGCCGTTCTTGCTTTAGCAGAACAAATATTATCAACAACAAATATAGATATAGACTCGAAACAACAAATGGAAGAGGTTATATCTAAATAGTCTTTAAATGCCCCTATCACTTATAGAGATGAAGAAGGCAACGAAACCATGGAGGCTGCTGTTTCAGGGCAGTCGAGTGCTAAATATCAAGCGCATCTAGAAGAACAGAGACGAAAACAAGCTGGTCGGCTTGATGAGGGATTTTAGCGTTTACAATCTGCAATAGCATATAATCAAACAGAAAGTAATGGAACCGCTGCTATAACTAAAGCTACTGAAAGGATTTATTGGCTTGCAGATATTCTAGATGAAATTAATCAAGGAGAATTAGCGGGTTCTTTGCGCAAGGTGGCCGAGGGTAATACACGGTTCAAAGAAATGGACCCAAATACTATTGCCAATTCTATTTCTAAAATTTATGCTTATCCAGAAGCCTTGGATGCTTCTCTTTCTCACAACTTAACTTCTCTTAATGAATCAAGAGCGGCACAGGGGTTGAAACCAATAAAAGAAGAAAAGTTTAGAAAAAACTTCTTTAAAGAAAATCCTGAAATTGAGTAGAAGTACAATGAAAGTAAAGCGGCAAAAGACCGCTATGATTCGGTTGAGTCTGACAGTGTTGGCGATAAATTAGCTGCTTTCTTTTCTGTAGTAGGGCAAAGTGAAGAAGGGGTTAACAAATTTGTAACTGTTCTCGCTAAGGCTTATGAACATTTAAATGGTACAATTTCTAGAGTTAAAAATATTGATGGGGAAGAAGTTAGAGCTACTGCTTCGGCAAAACGGTGGGTGGAAGATATTGTAGACTATCGTGTTGGCGGAACAACAATTAATCCTAATTAGGGGATAAATGGCGTTTATTATGCCAAAGAAGGAATTACTGGACAAGACGTTAACTGGGAAGAAATTACAGATAATCCCTCTCCCGCTTTAGTTACCAATTTAGAAAATAAGGCAGGATTAACAGGTAATATTTATGGCGGTAATACACCTCAAGAAAATGCTGACATAGCTAAAAGTATTCTAGAAAAAAAGAAAAAAGAATTAGAGAGAGTAAAAGCTTTAGTAGCCAATCCAAAAAGTGAAGCAAGTAAAAATAAAAATTTAAAAAGAATTCAAGAAATTCAAGCTGAAATAGACTATCACTATAAGAACTGGGATGAACTTATGTTGTCACAAACTCCGGTAGTCTATAGCAGTAAAAAAAAGACTGACGTAGATGATTTTAACACCCCAGCCGAAACTCCTGTAGACCCAGAGATTGAGAGAGTCCAAAATTTAAGAGAAAGTTTAAAATAGACCGGTCTTTCTAAAGGTGCTTCTTTTAGCGCTAAAAATTCTATTAGGCGGACTTTTGGAGGAAAAATTACCGATATTACGGGACAGGGTAAAAATCAAATTGTAGAAGCTTTGTTAGAAGATGGAAGTAAAGTAAAATATACTTTAGAAGGGTTACTTGGACAGTTAGTAACCTATGCAGAACAAGCTGAACAACAAGTGTCTGATACTTCTGAAAAAATTAAACAAGATATTACACAGGATACTCAATAGGCAACTACAGCAGTTGATAATAGTACTGCGAATATTGATTCAAAAACAGGTGCTAATAGTGTTGCTAATACTGATGTTTAGAATAAAACGGGTGATGCTTCTACAGAGCTTGCTAAAGAGGAATAGGCAGTAGAAAATGTAAACGCAGCTTTAGAGGAACATGAAACAGAAGTTTTATCTGCTGCTGAAGCGGAAAAACAAAAAGTCCTTGTTTCTAAAGATTTAGTAAAACAACTTGCCAAAGAAGAAGAAGCTTTTGAGCAAACAGGAGAAAGTGCGAAAAATGCCGAAACTTAGCAAGGTGTTACGTATGAATATAAAGATTTAAAATCTTATGATGATACCACACATACCTATACCGATACCGAAGGTAGAAAGTTAAGAAGCTTAACTCAACTTGGCGGCGCGTTAAAAGGACTTACTCCTTCTGAATCTGCTTCGAATGACGAAAAAGCCTTTATGAATGCTATAGCGGCCATTCCTAAAGGAAAGCAGTTGACGGCTGAAGATGTTGGAATGACAGCTCAAGATTTTGCAAAAAAGAAAAATGCTGTTATAAGTAGAGAGAAGGGAAATTTAGAGCATGAAGTTATAGACCTTTTAAGTAAAACAGGCGCAAGTGATGTTAGCGGTTTCGCACGGAAACAAGTTGAAGTTAAGTGGAATGGCGAAACCGAAGTTGTTGATGCTCAAGAACAATACGCAAGAGTATTAAGAGAAAAGTCTGAGCTACTTTCTAAACTTGGGGTGGATAATGCAAGCGAACTACTAAATCAAGCTGTTTAGAGCTACACTCAAGCTTTAGACAATGCTCATGTATTGTTGACTCCTTTTTCTGAAACGCCCATGGCGGCTACTTTTAATGGACCAAAAGGAAAATTTGATTATTCTTTTACTCCTGACCAAATAGCTAAGGGTGAAGATGGCTCTAATTATATCTTAGATACCAAGACTGGTAAAACTTACGGTACAGAAAGTTTTCAGCTTGCTGGTCAATTATACGGAATTTTAGCCAATGCTCAAAATCCCAAGTTCCAGTAGTTGTATCAAGATAGTGACATAAGCACCGATAAAGATTTTTCTTTGTATATTGCAGACGTAAAAGATGGCTTCACACAACTGATTAAGCATATGGCTTTAAGTGAAGAAGAGTTTTATGACCTTCTTGTTAGAGCTAATGATATTATAGATGGTAATGCTGAACCTTTAACTAAAGACGAGCAAATTTCTTTAATGAATAGAGAAATGAAAACAGGCAGATATTTTGGGCATTCGCAGCAACCATTGTCTGAAAAGCCTGTTGATAACAGTTTTGTTTCTTATGCTCCCAATGAAAATGGAGGAGTGGATAAGAGAGAATAGGCTGTTATCAATGCTTATGTTGGAGAGTATTAGAAATTAGTTACTTTACAAACAGAACTAAAAAATCTAGAAGAGCAAAAAAATGTCTTGGCTTAGAACGGTGTCAATTTTACACAAGATGAAGCTGTGGCTTTGCAGAAACAAATTGACAAACAAAATGAAGCTATAAAAGCTCAAAGAGATGTAATGTCTGAAAGAGGTTTGACTATCTCGGACGTGGACGGTAATTTTGCTATTGGTAAAACTCTTTTATCTGATAAGGGAAATGAAGATTTATAGGCAAAAATAAATAGAATTAATAGTAAAAGTAATGTAAGGGCTGCTAAGAATAGTTCGGGTACTACAACAGCTACAAATGCATCTCAAACCAGAGATTTGAAGTTGCAAATGGACAACTATAAAGAGTTGCTTAGTTTGTAGAATAAATTAAAAGAGTCCAATTTAAAGGTGGGTGGTTTAACAGGAGAAAAACAAGCCCGTCAACAAGAAGAAAGTGCGTAGCTGCAAAAGCAAATTGAACAACTTCAATAGATTTTAACTATAAATGGACAAATTGTTGATGAAAAAACTCTAGAAAAAGAAATCACAGAAGCAACGTATTTAACCGAGAACGAAAAAAAAGAAAATCTCAACAATTTAAGAAAAGCAACTAATGAAGCAGCAAGAACATCTGCTAATATTGATACTAAATATTCTCAATCAGCTCAAAATAATAATCCTAATTTGCAAGAGGCAATGCAGGGTTATTTTAGAAATTTAGAAGAGCAAGGAAAACTTGATAGAGAAATTGCAAGAGCCAGAAACAAAGGATAGTCTTTGACAGGAAATGCCGCTATTGAAAATTAGTCGTTTATTAATTCACTGGAAGCATAGAAGCAAAGTTTGGCTAATCAGTACAAATATGATGCACAAAAGAGAACTTTAAATGACATGGAATTAACAGAAGAACAAATCAACAAATTAGAGCAAAAAAGAACCGAAATTCTTAATAACAATTAGTTAGAGATGGATAAGATGGGAGCTTCTGTTAATTAGACAAAAGGATTTTTAACGCAACTTAAAGACAACTTCAAGCAAAGCTTCCAAGAAATTGGATACGCAATTATGCAAGTATTTTCATTCCAACAACTTCAATAGCTGTTTAGTTCTTTTATAAATTCAGTTGAACAATTAGACTAGAAGATGGTAGATTTGCAAATTGCTTCTGGCTATACAAGAAAAGAATTAAAAGGAATGATGTCTGAGTTTAACGACTTAGCTATGGAAATAGGAAAAACCACTCAAGAAGTTGCTGAAGCTGCTAACGATTGGCTTCGTGCTGGTTATAGTGGGCAATAGGCGGCTCAATTAACAGAGGCTTCTATGGAATTAAGCACTCTTGGTATGATTAATAGCGCTGATGCTACTAGTTATTTAATTAGTGTACTTAAGGGGTGGAAATTGGAAGCTAATGATGTATAGGGAGTTGTTGATAAATTGACCGCTGTTGATATGCAGGCTGCTATAAGTGCTGGTGATTTAGCTGAGGCAATGTCCCGCGCAAGTAATTCTGCACAAATGGCTGGAAGTACTTTAGATAGATATATCGGATATTTAACAACTATTACCGATGTTACACAGAAGAGCGCTGCATCGGTTGGTGAGAGTTAATTTCTAGCTCTCAAAGAGGGATAATACATAATCCTCTTAAGCAAAATTTTTTCTAATTGGCTTGGAAGTCCTGAGAAGGATAACAAGGGGCAAGTTAAATAATATTTAACAGCCTGAACGACTTAACGAAAAAACTTCATTTCGATGAAGAAGCGAAAGTCTGGTCTCACGCAATAATCTAGCAATGAAACGTGAGAGGGAGGGTCAAGTGTAAAGACACTTTAAAGAAGAACCTTCTCCGCCTGTTTTTTTTGCAGGTCATAAAAGTAACAGAAACGATGAAAACGGTATATTCACGCTACCAAAATGCGGCTGCTGGCAAATTTGCAGCGGCACAATCCGATATAGAAAGCGAAAATTATAATGAAGAGGACTGGGCAAACCTAAATGATGTCGAGACAGCCCTTGGAGCTTTAGGAATTAAAATTCGCGACAGTGTGGCGAACTTTAGAGAATTTGATGATGTAATGGATGAAATTGCCGACAAATGGAATACCTATACTGACGTACAGAAATCTGGTATAGCTACTGCCCTTGCTGGAACAAGACAACGTGAAAATGTGCTTACCATTTTTGAAAACTGGAATGCGGTAGAACAATACGAGGAAATTGCTGCTACTGCTTATGGTACAGCTATTTAGAAAATGGAATCTTATACAGAAAGTGTAGAAGCGGCTAAAACTCGTATGACAGTGGCTCTTGAAAAATGGGTTTTGGCTCTAGGTCAATCTGACACCTTAATTTTCTTTTATAATTTGGTAGCAGAAGCTGCTGATAATTTGGTTAGTTGGATAGCTGCGATTGCGACTACTACAGCTTTATTAAATTCTGTAGGCGTAGGCTCCGCCTTGCAAAAAGTTTATAGAGGATTTATTTCTTCTCTAACTAGCGTTACTTTGGCTATGAACAGGATGCAGATTAATTTTAATGGATATTTTAAACAAGGTGGAATGGCGCTTCTGGGGAAAAACTTAAAAGATAATGCCGAAGCCGTTTTCTCGTCCTCGATGAAGCAAAATCTTGCCGCTAGTTTGACAAATACTATAAATAGCATTGATACTCTTAGCGATACAGCAAGGCAAACTATGATAAATGGCTTAATTCCCGTGCAGAATGGTTTGCTTAGTTACGAGAGAGAGTTAATGAAAAATATTATTGCAACTATGCAGGATACCTCAATAACAGAAGACCAAGTAGCTCTTAAGTTGCAATAGCTATTGCAAGGACAAAATAATCTTTGGGTTGATTCAATGCTAGCTACTATGGACCAACAAGAACTAAGGCAAAGAACGCAAGAGTTAACTAATGGGACGCGAGCTTTAACAGCCGAAGAAAAGTTAATTATTGCTACTGAACAATTAGCTAGAATGCGTAACACCACTGCTGGCAAAACTATAATAAGTGGTATGGAGTAGTATCAGCAACTATCCCCCACCCTCGCTGCGGCAAAGGGCGCAGCATCTCTCGGAGGTGGAATGGGTGGCGCGTTTGCTGGTAATATGATAGGAAAATATCTTTTTGATAGCGATGCAGCTTAGTCTTGGGGTACAATGTTTGGTGGAGTAGCAGGAAGTTATGCACTTAATGGTATTGTTTCTGCTATAGCAAAAGGTCTTGCCAGTAAAGCAACGATAGGAGCAATTCTAGGTTCTGCTATTGCCCCTATTGCTGCACTTGGCACACTTATTTTCGCAACCGTAATAGCGGTGATTAAAAAGGGAGAACAAGAAGCAACAGAAAGAGCTAAAAAAGCTTTTAAAGAAACAGCGGAAGAATTAAATAATGTAAAATCTTTAAGTGTTGTGGCTAAAAAATACGATGAATTATCTAAGGGAGTAGATTCTTTGGGTAGAAATGTTACACTTACTGATGAAGATTATGAGAAATTCTTAGAATACAGCAATCAACTTGTGGAGGTATTCCCAGAATTAAAAGTAAGAACGGATGAAAATGGTAATGCTATTGCTGATATGGGCAATGCTATGGAATCCACTTCCGATAAAGTAAAGGGCTTAATTGGCGATTTACAGCATCTTGCTGATTTGCAACTTACTTCTGGCGAAGATGGTGAAAGAGTGTTAAAGGATACTCTTAATACCGTGGCTGAAGAGCAAAAGGCTGCTTCTGACGCTATTAAGGAAGCACAAAAAGAACAGACAAAAGCAAATAAAACCGATATTGCCGCGCTTGAAAGACAAAAAGCTGATGCAGAAGCTCGTTTGAAAGCGGCTAAAGAAGCGGCTGCAAATGACCCTATAGCAATTGCAGATAATAAGACGTTAGAAGAAAAAAGAAATCGCATAAACGCTGCCCAAAAAAAAGTCAACAATTTACAAAGCAGGAAGAATGCAGGAGATGCTACCGTAGCTGTGGAATATAGTTAGGCATTATATGAATTGGATGCAGCTCAAAGAGATTATAATTCTTTTGTCGATGTGTTGGGAGAAGATTCTGTTGCAGCAATAGAAAATGAAATAGCTACTTTGGAAACTCGAATTTCTCAAGCGACGGGAGACATAAAAGCTGCGGATGCGAGCGTCGAGGCGGCTGTGGCTGCATATGATAAGACTGTTGCTTCTACAAAGCAAACATTAGCAGAATCGGGTCAGGCTTACGCAAGAATAATGGGTGCTTACGATGATGTTGACACAACGACTTCCAATCTTTTAGATGACGCTATCGCCGCTATAGATGGGGTAGACGCGAATGGCGTAGCTTTAACCCCAGAAGAATATAAAACTCAAGTAAGAGAAATGATTAATAGTGTAAATCAGCTTTTGGCTGATGGCACTGCTAAGACGCTCATTGAAGCCGCTGATTAGAAGATTAATACTAATATGACAGTAGAAGATGCTAACAAAGCAAGACAGGCGGTAATGGATTACCTTAAGAAAGCGTTCCCTAACATTGAAGAAGATGAAAATATGGTTACAATTTTGCTACAAATGGGTTTTAAAATTGTAGATGGGCAAATTGTTGATGACCAAAACGTCATTCAAAAGTTTAAGGAAAAATACGGTTTTAGCACAAACCCCAACGGTGTAACAGAAGATTATTTGAATTCTCTAACAGTGGATGAAGCAAACAAAGTGTTTAATTGGATGGGTACAGAAGGTTATTTCTCTAATGGAATGAACACGAACCAGAATATTATTGATTCTATGTTATGGGCCGATAGGAACGCCCCCACAGCTCTTACCGGTAAAACTGGTGCTTTTAATAAGTATTTAGAAGATATGTAGGGAATGAGCGAATTAGATGATAGATTGAAAGAGTTCTTTTACAGCGATGATTTTGACCCTTACACAACCAATGTTTACGAAGCTTTTGCGGATTTCCCTGAAACGGTTAGAAATAGTATTGCGCAAGTACAAGATGCTCTTAACAATGGAGAACTTGATGAAAACGGTTTGTCAGATTAGCTAACAGCAGTTTATGATAATGCTTATTCAGCAGTGTTAGATTAGGGAAAAGAAATAGCAGAAACCATGTCTTCTCAATATTTCCCAGATATGGAGTTGCCCAGCGGCTATATTAAATCTTGGTCAGAATTGAAAGAGGCTTTTGAAAGTGTTTCGAGTATTTTTGACCAACTTGCAGATGCTCGTACAGAAATGGCTTCTTCTGGTCAATTAAGTATTGAGACTACTTTAGATTTGTTGTCAACTAATGCCGATTACATTAATGCCCTTGAAATTGAAAATGAAAGAATTGTATTAAAGACCGATGCAGAAGAAATCATGAACCGAGTTAGGTTACAAACCATTGCTGTTAGTTTGCAAGCGCAAATTCAGGAAGATAATTTAAGAGTTGCACAACTTAAGAGTTAGTTGTAGACATTAATGATGTCTGGTACTTATGTTGAAGCTTCTGATGCTTTGGTTGAATCTACTAAAACAAAAGTTTATGCATACGGTAGCGAAATGGAGGCGTTGGCTGCTTTATCCAATGCTTATTTAACCGCTGCATAGGCTGCTTCTACCTTAAATAGGGCACAAAATGGTGAGGTAGTAGACATAGGCAGTGTCAAAGCTGTAGACTAGATAAAGTTTACACCTATTGATACTTCACAATTAGAAAGTAAGACTATTGATTTATCTGGAAATAGCGAAGCATTACAACAACAAATTGAAGCTACTAAGGCTGAATTGAGAAGTTTAGTCGGAGACTTTGATGAAATTGTTACTACGGATAAAGATGGTAAAGTAGTGGGATATAATGTAAAATTTAAGACGCATACTGACGATGACGGAAGCATTCATTATGATGAAGGTAACATTGCCATGAGAGAGCATTTATATTATAGTATTCAAGACATGCTTGATTCTGGTGATTTGGCTGGTTCGTTTGAGAAGAATTATACCAATCCCATTAAAGAAGCTGGCAGTTCCGCTGAAGATACCAAAGATAAAGTTCTCGACCTTCTTAACGCCTATGATGCTCTTATTGACAAAGAGTGGGAAGCCATGAAGGTATTTGATGAAGATACTTTAACTCCTACTGGATATACAAAGTACTTCGAGAAGAAGAGAGCAAGTCTTGAAAAATTAGCAGCTTATTATGAAGGCATGATGCAAAATACTAATCTCACAGAAGAAGAGAGATTAGATGCTGAAAAGAATTACATTGAGAATCAAAAAGCTATTAATAACCTTGATGACGAAGAGGTTGAGGATAAGTATAAGATTCTTGAATTGTATGGGGCATCTATTAATTCTTTGATTCTGATGAAGCAACAATTAGTCAAAACTTCTGATACTTATGAAGAACTTCTTGAGAATCAGAAAGACCTTAATAGTTTGCTTCAAGATGAGATTGATTTGCGTAAAGAAGTTTCTGAGTGGCAACAAAATTTAACTGACAGGCAACTTGAATATGTAAAGGGAACTGCATGGAGTAATAGCACAGCTTACGATGATGCCATGAATGCTTCTCTCGCAGAAATTGAAAAGCAAATTGAAGCTACCAAGGCTTCTATGCAATTTAATTTCAGTCAAGCTGTTTATGGTTATATGACCGAGGGCATGAGTGAAGCTGAAGCCCGTGCTTATGTTGCTCTTGGTAATAGTGAATATTCTCAAAGATATCGTGAAGACCAAGAAAAATATCTTGGTTTGATTGATAGTCAGGTTGAATATGTTGTTAATAGGACTTCTGCACAAATTGAAGAACTTTCTAATAAATTACAACTTCTTGAAGATTCCAAACCTCAAGAGTGGATTAGAATTTCTGATATTGAAAGCTATTATGCAAGTAGAAGTTCGTTATTACAAAGCTAGATTGAAGTATATCAAAAGGCTTTGGAAGATGTGTCTGATTTAACAGATGAACAAATCAAAGACCTTGTTGATGGTTTAAATGAAGCTACAGTCGCTTTGCATGAAGCTGAAATTAATGCTTTGGAAGACAAGACTGAGCTTCAAGAAAAGCAATATGACGCAATTGTTTATAGAATTAATCTTTATAAGGAAGAACTGCAAGATGCTATTGATGCTATTGAAGACGCTTATGAAGATGAAATAAAGCCTTTGGAAGATGCTAATAAAGAGCGCGAAAGGGCAATAGAACTTGAAAATCTTCTTTTGGCTAAAAAGAACGCCAATAAAGAGAAGGAGAGAGTATACCGTGAGGGTGAACACCAATGCCCTCGTAAAAGATAGCTATATCGGTTAATAGCCTGAGAAGGCCGAGACCGAAGTAAGACTGTTAAAATTATTATGTATTAATAAAGAAAGGAGGATAAAATGAAAGAAAATAAAGAAGAAAATAAATTCGAATGGAAACTAACAGATAAGTATTTAGAACAAGCTAAATTTTTAAATGTTGAAATTGTTAGAACAAAGAAAAATGAGAAAAATCAAAGAGTGGTAATTTTTCATTGCCTAAATCATCCCAATAAACCTGATAGAGTTTCTCCCGCATATAGCTTTTTATATGCAAGAAGTTGTGGATGCAGATTAAAATATTATACTGAAGAAGATTTTATAGAAGATATTGCAGATAAAGAAGTTAAACTTTATGGCAAATATAAAAATGATACCGAAAAAACAGAATTCGTTTGTAAATATCGGCACGTTTTTTCTGCAAGGCCAAATAAAATAAAAAGAGGAGAAGGTTGTCCAGAATGTAAAAAAAGAAAATTAAGAGAATGCTTTATAAAAGATAAAAAATGGTATGAAGAAAAATTGGCTAAAGTTAATCCTTCTTTGGAAGTGGTTGGAGAATATAATGGCATAAAAGAAGATGTAACTTGTCGTTGTAAAGTTTGTGGTAGATTAACTACTACAAAAGCAGACAAATTTACAACTTTGCAAACAGGGTGCCATTTTTGTAAGCTATCTATCGGGGAAAGTATTATTTACACTTATTTAGAAGACCATAATATAAATTTTACCCCGCAGAAACGCTTTGATGATTGTAGATATAAATAGCTTCTTCCATTTGATTTTTATTTGTTAGACTATAATGTATGTATAGAATATTAGGGAGAACAACATTATAAACCAGTAGATTTTTCTTATACTCCTACAGAAGAATCTAAATAGAAAGCTGCAAAAAGATTTGAAGATGGACAAAAGAGGGATAAAATAAAGAAAGAATATTGTTAGCAAAAAGGAATTTGTCTCTTAGAAATTTCTTACAAGGATAAAAAAAGGCTTACTGAAATTTTGGATGATTTTTTTAATAATTTTAACAGAAACTCGAACGACTGTCATACTTAATATGGTAACATATTGAGTTCAGCTATCGTGTTATTTAAATAATATTATTAAATAATATAATATACAGTCTGGACTCGTGCTATAATCTAAAAATGAAACACGAGAGTAAGGCAGAAATACCTTGCCGCCATAATTTTAATTATGGTCACAAAAGTAACAGATTCGATAGGTTGGGTATACGAATCCAATCCTACTAAGTTACGTGAAGCTTAGAAGGATATCGACGATTTCTATAAACAAGACCGCCTTAATGACCTCAATAACACAAAAGATGCAGAGCAACAAATTCTCCAAGACCGTATAGACGCTTGGGATAAATATCTTGAACAACTTGAATGGGACTATAAGGAATATGAACGTCTTGAAAATGAACGTATCTTAAAAGAGCTTATGAATGCGAATTCTGAAGAAGAGATTCGTGCTCGTATCACAGCGGATATGGAGAAGTTTAATTCTAATATTCAACAGAACTATAAGAATTATACTACGATTTTCCAAGACAATTTGCTTACTCCTTATCGTCAAGCCAATGAACAATTGGCAGAATTGCGCAGACAGAGGCTTGAATTATTAGATACCTCTGATTTTTATGACAAGAATGATAACCCCGATGGTTATTATGATGAAGATGATTTAAATACTTATGACTTTTCTGACCTTAACATGAAGACAGATTATCATGCTAAAATGATGGCCGCGAGGGATAAGACAGAATTTGATAAATGGGCTGCTTATCGTACTGAAAAAGCTCGTCGAGATGGTACAGATATTAGTGGTAATGCTATTGGCTATGATGCTGCTGGTAATTCATATAGAATAAAAAGCAATGCTGAAATTTATCAAGAGTGGCTTGCATAGCAAGGAAAAAATAATTCGTCTAATAGTACTCCAAACAGAGTTACTTCTACCTCAAGTAATTCTAGTAGTTCTAATAAAAACAATTCTGGAAGTAGTTCTAACAGAAATAATTCTGTGAGTTCTTCAAGTTCAAGTAGTAACAATAAAAAAAATACTCCTTATGGAACAAATTGGTCTGCAAATATTGATTATGGCAAGTTAATGCTCGTTGCTAAAGATGACAATGATTTCTGGCGTTTAGCTAAATATAGAACAGATAAAGCATATGCTATGGGTATTACTTTAGGTTCAGCGGGAGTTCCTTCTAATCAGGAATTGTATGAAAGATGGAAAAAGAGCAAAGGTTACACTTCTTCGGCTAAACCTAGTGGGGGCAAAAATCAAAATAATGTTGCTCGTTACGCTTCTGGACTTGAAGAGGGACCTGTAACTTATACAGGACTTGCAATGTTGCATGGTACACCTTCTAAGCCTGAGTATGTTTTAAATAATGACCAAGCTTATAATTTGTTACGCAACATGGCAACCACGAGACTTCCTGAAATGGAGCGCACTGGAACTGATAATAATTGTGGTACACAATATATTGTTCAGGGTGATGTTGTACTTGAAGGAGTCAATGACCCTGCTAAGTTCTGGAGTGGAGTAACTACTGCAATGGGTTCCAGATGGAATGTAACTCGAAAGAGTAGAGGATAAATTTTAAAATAATTTGAATCCGAATAAAATTCTCAAAAAAGAGGGTTAAAATTAGGTGAAAAGTTATTGACAATTAAATAAAAAATGCTATAATAAGAGCATGGAAAAAGGGGTGTGGTGTGGAACAAAAACTCGCCACACCTCATCCCTTGGTTAAAAATATAATGAAAGGAGTTAAAAGAAAATGATATACAAGGCATCATCGCTGAGTCCGAATCTGAATGAAATAGATATTTTATCCACCTCTCGGAACCCGTTTTAGGCCCAAGTTAACACCCTTGGAACGTCCGTAAAAGCGTATTCTGTCAATATTTTGTCAGGAGACGGTGCTACGACAATCCTTAATTAGCCTTCTCAAGCACTTGGATAGGAAATTAGGAACAAAGAGCAGCTTTCTTTGAATTTAAAAGTGGATTAGACTGGCAATTATGTTACGTTTCAAGAAGAGGGGAAAAAGGGTTTGTCGGTTACGGCTCAATGCGAAGAAGACCAATCTTTAAGTAATGGAAAAGATTATCAGTGGAATATTAGAATGTATGAAAACCATTCTCCAAGAACGGCAGAGGAAGACCCCACAACTTTGGTTTGTTCTGGTTTTACTGTCGGGTCTACAACTTCTGTAATTTGGGTCAATCTTGATAAAAATTTAAGTGATTCTGAAAAAAAGAAGGTTAAGGATTAGCTTAAATATGATAGATGGATAGAAATTAGTGCTTCAAGTAAAAATGATGGTATGATGAATATCACTCTTCCAAACGAAGACGATTTAGCCTATCCTACTACATGGCCTTATAGAGAACGTAGACAAATCAACTGGGTTTATACAGATTTGGGCTGGGATAAAGATGTTATAAAAATTGAACTAACCGAATCTTTCACATATAATTATACAAACGGTAAAACTTTTACATTATACAATGTTTCCGATTAGCACACGTTAACAAATTTTTATGTAGAACCTAATGATGATATCGAATTGGGAAACTATATTTCTTTAAATTCCAATGATGGTGAAAAAAGAAAAATTATTGGGTATGGTCAAGAAACTGGAGAAATCAGGTTGCAAGAGGGGTTTACGACTGTACCTGAAAATGGTGATACTTATAAACTCTGGACAAAAGATTTAACTTCCAGTTCTAACACTTTCAGTCAAAAAACTTATCATAGCTCTGCTGAAAGAAAAGTTGGCGGAGCAGCTATTACTAGTCCTTATTTTAAAATAATGACCTCTTATTGGAATAGTGATAAAGACCATGAGTATAACGTTTTCGCCCTGAACGCATCCGAGTCGTCATCTGATAAGAGCGGCGAATACAAATTTTTGTCTAGCCTAATATTAATATTAAGTCGGATGCAAAAAATCCTCCTCAAATTGTATGGGAAAATGGAGTTCGTTTAAATGTTAAGCAAAAAATTAGTGAGTTGGGACAATATGTTGCTGGAAAGAAAACTGATATTACTTTTAATAAGCTTGATAATACTCAATGGTTATTGAAAAATAACTGTACTATTGCTACACAAAGTACTGGCGATATTCAACAAATTATTGTTCCTCAAACTGATTACACAGTTTATACTGACTTTATGGATTCTATTCCTAATGCTGTTTTGTACGCAAGGCAAGCGCCGACATTAGGAATTAAATATAAAGATTATCGTGAATTAGATTTAGAATCTGTTCCTTATATAGATATCGACCAATCTGTTCCTGCACCATGGAGAGATGTCGCTTTTTTGGGGACGTGGGAATCTGTAAATAATGTTGAAATTAAGTATTATCATTATTATTTGTATTCGATTGATAATTATAATAATGAAACTTTAATTTCTGAATCTGATGATATTTACGATTCTTCCCTCGAATGGGATTTTAAGGGCTTTGAAACGAATAATTTCTATAAAGTTAGAATAACTATTCACGATAAATATGGTAAAGCATATAGCGAAGAAGATACTTTTTATATTGAATATGCAGTTTATAGTTCTGTTGTCCCTCTTGCTAACTCTTTGATTTGTGATGAACAAGCTATTAAACTTGAAGTAGTTAGTCCTGTTTATGTTATCTCTACCGATAGAGAGACAGAAAAGACAGTTACTTCCAATGATGTGTATTTGAGTAGCAATTCAAAATATTATTATGTTGACACAACTTCTGGTAGAGTATTAAATTATACTCAGGTTGCAGACGCAAATAATACGCCCATTCAGATTCCAGAAGTATTCTCTTTCTTTACTCGTTTTAGGTTCCCTTATGTGACTTCTGACAACAAAGTTGGTTTCTTTAATAATATTACTGGAACTGAATTGAAGACTTTGATGGAAATTGCTCATGCAAGTTATACGCAATTTTATTTAAGTGAAGTAGATACAGTTCTTTATAATGAACTTTATTCTACTTTGTATACGAGACAAGACAACCAAGCTCTTTTAGATGCAATTCCTCTTTATCCAGATGGAATTTCTATTGTTTTGTATTCTGATGAAAATACTCCAATTAAAGATGCAAGTGGGAATGTCGTATATTATACTTTAAGTAGTTATACAATGTCTTCTACTAAAATTGTTGTAGAAGAAAAGATTGATACTTTAATTGCATCTTTTGACCATTATGTTTATTATGATAAGGTTACTAAAGATGAAATTGGCTCCTCTGCTTCTTTAAATAATGGATAGCTTGATAGACGTTCAATTTATCTTTCTATTTTCTCAGATGAAAATTCTGCTGATGAATATAAGAGGTTGCTTTCTTATGACAAAGAAACAGGAGAACTTGTTATTGAAAGTAGTTTGAAGAGTGATAGTTATAATAATCTTAATTATAAAGCATACACTCTTAAATCTACAAATAATTATATTCCACTTCCCTCTTCAACCCAAGGTGATATTTCTCTTGGTGGAGATGTATACACTGTTAAAGTTGGTGGATTGGATTTGTTGATGGTTGACGAAGAAAATAAGATTATTCGTAAGAATCCTAATATGCTTAAAATGCAAGTATTTAAGAACGGTTCTGACGAACCTTTGGCTTGTTTTGAAAATGGTAAATCTACCAGTTACGATATTCAAGGCATGTTGAGCAATCTTACTACTCCTGATAAGTTCGGTTTTGCCCTTCAATATAAGTATGTAGATTCCACAAAAACGATTTTGAAGTATATGTTGGTTGAAGAATTTAAAGAAGAACCTGATTATATGGATTAGAATATGATTTATATTTTAACCAAGGATATTGTTTTTGCTCCTTTTGGGAAAGAGGCAAAGACTTATTATGTTGGTCAATATAAATATGTTGTTAATTCAGACGGTTCTGCTGACTGGATTCTTTAGGTCGATACTGAATATTTATATCTTGATGAAAGTGGTGATTATAAAGATGAAAGTGGTAAAGCTATTGATGTTGTAATTGATAAAGACTTAACTGAAGGTGAGGCAACTTCTAATTAGACGTACACAAGTATTTCTACAAATTAGCTTGATACAACACTTCAAAGTGCGGTAAACGCCACAAGTGAAAACAAGGTATTTACGACATTGGAATATAATGAAAAATTGGCTAATGCTTATAACGAATACAGCCCATATCTTTTTATAACATTTTTG